CACCCCCGCCGGAGATGGCAGCTTATCTACTTTCAGTAACCGCAAATTTTTATACTTATTGTTGATAATAAGGTGACGATCTGCGTTGTAAATTTCCAAGAAATTAATAAGTGCCATAGTATATCCTTTGTTTATGTGTACCATCAAAATCACCGCGATACACCCAATTAATTTGATTACTTGACGTCGTTATCCGTATAGGTGCCGTATACTCCGCCGTTTCCGGCACAAAAAACACGAATAATCTATCGTTATCTTGAGTGTTAATTGTTCGACTTCCCGTCGGTGTGTCGGCTGTAAAACTGCCGAGAATGCGAGTTAGTGAATCTGTGATATCGAGTGTTAATCCTTTTTGCGGATGATAAATCTTTAGTCCGATAGCCATTACACATTTACTCCCAACGCTATAACTCTGAAATTATTCTCATCAAAAATTTCAATCAGATTGTCTTGAATTACCGTACGCGCTCCGCTTGTTGCCGTTTCCAGCCTTCCGATTCTTGCTGTGATTGCTGATAACGACGTTACTGCCAATTTATCCGCCGTAATTGCCTTCGCAGCAAGCATTCTTGATACAATGACGTTATTGTCAAAGACGGTCTGCCCTGTTACATGCAGGTACTTTCCGGCTATCGTCGTGGTCGTCGGAGACAAGTTGATCTGATTAATCACGTCGCCTTTTTGTACCCTCAAATTGATGGCGTCGGTCATTTGAGCTATGGCGCTGTAATTCGCTTTTGCAAGCATGAGATTGCCGAGATTTGAGACAATGGTCGTTACGTCTTGCTTTGCGATTGCGCCGTCATTGAGTTTCTGCTTAACTAACGCGTCTACTTTCGCAAGACTTACCGCTTCATCGTCAATCATGTCTTTAGAGATTGAGATTTTGACAGTAACTCGGCTTTCTCCAGATTTCTCGCCTTCTCCGAACAGGTCATAGTAGGCGATAGACACGTCATAGATACCTGCATCACATGTGTGACTATACACATTATTTTCGGTCTTGATTGTTTTCTGCCCATCGGTACCACTGATGTAAATGTTCATCCCGGCGCAGTCTTTCGGAATGGCCTCAGCTGTCAGTCCGAAACCGCCGATAGTACTTGTGAGTACTGGCGGATTAGGCTTCTTCGGTACTGGCTTGTTATACTGCAGTATCGCTGGCGCGGAGTATTTTCCGATTGCGGATTTTGCGTATAAATACAGTTTCCCGCTTCGTTCAGTCAGCGGCAGGATAGCGGACAAGTTATTCGTTCGTGCTAACAGTCCCGCCGTTTCAGCACCTGCGTTCTCATCTGTTCGGATCTCGTAAAAAGCGACGTCAGTATTTGTGACCTCTTTCCAGCTTGCCGTGCAAGCCGCTCCAAAGTCTATTCCGAAGCCGTCGGGCGTGTTCGGGATTTCCGTCTTAAGCGCAACAAGAATTTTCATCTGCGGAGACGTATCCGGGCTTGTACTTTCGCCCCATTCGTCTTTTGTACAAACAGCGATCAAATAGATGTCACCGACGATAGCCTGTGGGATGACGACCTGATCTTTTCCGCTGCCGCCAAACGTCCACTCCCCGTCAAAACCGAGTTCAGAGCCTTTCGTGCCCTCTTTAATAACGAGATCTTTTGCCTGTGCGTTGCTGGTCTTATACCAGACGTCACCCTGCAGATAAGATTGCAATTCCGGCGGCGTCCAGTTTACGACGATATCATAACGGGATACACCATCCGCGAGCTGTCTGTATCGGTTGTATGCGGTTAAATTCGTAACTGGCGGGATGTAGTACGGAGCTAATGTATACTCATAAGCTTTAACTTCGGATAGATCCTGATTGCCCGCGCCAAAAATGTTATATGAGCAGAATTTGAGGTAGATCTTCTTGCCGATGTCGTCTTTCGTGAACGGTACTTTAAAAACAGAATTATCCAGCCGGACAAAATCTGTACCTTTAGCATGCATTCTTATCGTTGTATTGCACTGTCCGCGGTACAATCCTGATAGCAGCCATGCGCCGCTCGATTGCAGATTAGCGTTAATGTAGCTCATGCACTCACCGTCAATCCAGCATAACGTATTCTTGCGTTCTGCGTCCTGAGGCGTACCGCTAAGCAACTGATCGTTGCACGTTACAAATACTTGATTACCCGATGGATGATTCGGCATCGGCGACAGCGGCTGTGTTAATTTACCGCACCGCGCGGAGCCTGCAATTTGCCCGACTGTTCGATAGTTTGTGTTGTCGTCAGAGACGTATACAGTACAGCCGCCCCAGCCATCTTCTTTACCTTTTGCAGCGATCCACAGCTCCAGTCCGTCTGATGTGAGATCTGCAGGCGGCTGGAAAATAACCGGCACAGTATCTGGAGCGGTTTTGTTGTAATCGATGTACGGTCTGTCGTTTGCATGCACGTTGTACTTTGCCGCAGGATAGTCCCCCGGCGCTCTTGATATCGCGGTTACGGTCAAGCATCCATCGGTACCTTCGGTAATGCCATTAATGACCGCGACTTGTTCGTAGATTCCCGAATTTTCATCAGTCAGCCGTACTAAATCGCCGACTTCCAGACGGCACAGGCTCCAGTCAAGTTTGAACGTATACTGCGTTCTCTCGTATTTGTTATTTCTTGCTAATTGTTCAGCGATTTTAACTGCCCGTTCTTTTGTGTAAATGTAGTGAGCATTCGTTACGCTGGCGGCTCTTACGCCGTAGTTCTTGATGTCTTCGGTAAATTCGTAGCTAACGGATTCTTTTTCGTAGCCGTTTGCGCGGTTAATAAATTCTACCGGGAATTGATTATATATTGCGGAGCTGTCTTTTCTTTTATACGTTACAAGAGCTCCGCCTGACTGCGGCAGGAAATCATCCGCTGTCAGGTCTGTAATGCCCGTTTTATCCGGTACCCAGCTGCCGACTGGTCTATCGGCCAGTGGTACAATTTTTAGCTTGTCATTTGACCAAAACACATAAGCATTGGTCAGTTTTGCAATTTCATTTACAACTTCCCGGGCGGCTTTTGCGTCTTCGTCCGGCGGAGAGGAAATAAGCAAGTCGGCTTCTTTGCAGTACTTCCGATAGTTGTCCAGCCCGATGATCTGCATGTCTTTTTTACCGATTTTATCAAGTACGTATCTGATGTAGTCGGCAGGATTGACATCAACGCCGTCTCCAGTCTCTAATAGCCTGCCTTTGACTTCAAAGTTATACGACGGCATCGAGCCAGAATCGCCCAAATCGATAACGCCCGCCATGTATGCCAACCCCGGGTACGGAAGTGCCTTGTCCGGGTGCTTGCCTTGCGTGTATGCCCAGGGCTGCTGATTTTCTTTCCCATCAAATAACGTTAGCTGAATGTCATCTGCTGGGTAATTGTGTACATTCTTACCGACCCATACTTTACCAATTCCCGCAATTGGCCCTTCGCAAAGTCCTAAAATGACCGCTACCGTGTAGGTGTAGGTTATGCTGACTTGCTTAGATTTTCCGCCCTTCCCGGCTTTGTGCGTTTCGCGGTGTTCGTGAGCGGTGAAATCGTCATAGTAGAGCACGTTTCCCGCAGTTCGCACTGTACCGATGATTTCCGGTACGACGGCTCCGTATTCCGCGGTGTTGACTGTAAATTCACTTATTTTATTTGCTCTTGTCGTTGTCGTACGTCCGCGAAAAAAGCTCATCGTCTCACCTTCTTTTTGTTAAATCGGTAAATTCCACGCAGGCGGCTCCTGCCTTTTGCGTCGAAAAACATTACGTCGGAAAGGTCTGTCATGACCACGCCGCGGTCGATGTAAGCGTGAATAACCCGTCCTTTGCCGACATAGACTGCACCATGCGAAATGCACCGTCCGAATTGATACAGCAGGAAATCCCCGGGCTGCATTGTCTCTACTTCATCGCAATACTTCCGCACATAACTCAAGAACCATTCTTCGCTATGATGCAAGTGCCATTCATTAGAATACGGATCAATTTGTATACTGTCTTTTTTCAGCAGTCCCGCATCTTCTGCGCAGCCAATCAGGAGCATGCCACAGTCTACTCCGCGGCCTTTTACTTTAGCGCCGTTAATGTGCGGCGTGCCCAGCCATGCTGCAGCAGCTTTCGCTATTTTTTCGCCGTCTGTCATATGAGTACCTCTCTTCTCGGTACAAATGGCGCAATCAGCGTCGCGGCGTCGGTTTCTTTGCTGTAAATAACGCCATCTTCATTCGTCGTGTAACTCCCCTGCGGATAATACCTGCGAACAGGAAATTCCATATTCAAACCCTGTGTTTCAGCTTTGATGGACAGTTCAATTTTGATGCCGCCTGCCGATTTAACTTCTACATTCCCGCCGAACAGGTCAATCGCACCCACAACCGACTGATCGCGAAAGAAGCAGCGGCGAAGATACAGTTTAGCTCTGTCAAGTACCCCATTGTGCGCCGCTTGTAAGAACGGCAGTCCTTCCAGTTTGTCGTTAATATCCGCCTGCACAGTGACGGTCATTGTATCAACTACCACACGATCATGAATCTTAACTTGCTGTCGTTTAATCAACAATGCGTTATGTAAGTATGTGTGTCCGTTAAACGATATATCTATATCGGTATCAGCGTAGTAGTACCTGTTACCGTTATCTAAGACAAGCTCGTATAGATCGCAAGAAGTAATCTTCTTTTCTGTCTCAAGATAGGTCTCCAGAGATTTATTCACTGTTTTCATCGGACTACCTCCAGCTTAAATGTTTTAGACTTGTTGATGTTAAGATACTGCCGCTCGATATCTATTCCGTCGTCTGCAAACATGACTTTCCAGTAGTATGTATAGTCCGCCGTAACTTTTGCCGTACTTGCCGGGGCAGTTTTGAATTTCACTGCCCCGCCGGTAACTGTATATGCGCTGCTTGCTTGTTTCACGCCGTCTACGTATACCGTCACTTTTTCGATATACTCGACAGGTTCTACATAGTCGCCCATTTTCATAACGGCTTGATATGCTCCGTTTGTGATCAGCGGTAGCTGTATTCCTTTTTCTTCATAGTCTTCCGGATCAAGCCACAAAAAAGGGATATGCGCGCCTTTTAACAGCGCTACAAATCCCAGCAGCTTTCTATATTGTTCATCAGTCAATATCTGGAATTTCGTTTCTATCGTCCAGTTCGGCAATAGCTGTGTTGTAAGCGTACGTACTTTACCGCTTCCCGATTTTTGTACTTTTGTATTCCATTCCATTGATTTTATACTTTCCCAAGCTAATCCGTTAAGATCTTCCGGGAATTTCCTAAGTGTCATCAGAACACCCCGCTACTTCCTGCAAAATTCAAATCTTCTTCAAAAAATGCTTTCCGAATTTCGTCTACGGCGCCGTTACGCAAGAAATCAGCAAACGATGCGGCATCAAGAGTATTGATGTCTAAATGTACTGATCTGTTTCCGCCTTTCGTGATCGTTGTTGACTCTATATTCCGGATGTCTGCGGTCTTTACCGCCCCGCCTTTTGCAAAACGCGGTATACGTCCCGAGTTGATTGCATTAAGCAGTGGTAATCCTACTTTTCGGACAGCGTCAGCATTGAGAACGTACTCACCATTAGACAACCAAGCTGGAATACTGTCTGATGTAGCCGTCCCCGGACCGCTGATAGGTCCGCCGGTCGCAAATCCAAACATGCCGAACCCAAACCCCGATTTTGCAGACATAAGCTGCAGTGCTACAGTAGCCGCACCGACTGCTGTAGTAAATGCTGCTAAAGCACCTGTAGCAGTAACTGTTGCCCCGACTTCTGTCGGCTTTGTGCCCGTATTAATGGCATTTTGGATGACGTTGTATGCACCCATGACCATTCCGCCTTTTTGTGTGCTGCCGGAGAAAAGCCCTAACGCTACATTAGACGCGCTTAGGTTGTTTTTGAACGCGTCAAACATCGTATTCATACCATTGTCGTATGTTCCGCCGTTACTGTCATTATTATTTCCGCCGAGCAGGCTGCCGCCGAATATAGATTCTGTCAACCGCCCCGCCCATTGTTGCGTAATCTGCTGTAGTATTGTCTCTCCAATTCCTGTTATGAGATTGTACAGCGAATCTCCGAGTGTTTCAGATCCTGTCAAAATGCTTTGGAAAAATTCCTGGAATTTATCAGTTGAGCTCTCCGCAAGTTCTGCAATCTTCGACTGCATTGACTCATGCCCGGTCTTCCAGATGCTCAGATACGTTTCGAGGGCTTCTGTCTGCCCCTTCCAATTCATATAATCTTGTCCGTCTCGGCTGCTCGTTAATGCCCTAAGCAGATCTGAACGATGGTTATCTATTGCGTATTTTGCCTGTTTTTCAAACGACTCTCTATATGCATCTGTACGTTTCTTTGCGGCTTCGGTGGTCTTAGCAGTATACCATTCTTCGACAGCTACCATCGCTTCCTTGTCTTCTTTGTTTTTAGAAACTTCTTTTAGGCGTTCCGTTCTCTCTTTGTTGAGCGCATTAACTGTAGCTTCATATTCAGCATCGGCAAGTGCCTTAAAGTCCCCGGTGAGCTCTGCACCTATTTGCTTCGTTTCGGTCTTGATTTTGTTCCAGCTTTCTGTCCACGTTTCGGTCAGCTTCTGTTTCATGACCGTTCCGTATGTACTGAGCTGTTTTTGCAGTTGTTCTACCGCGTCTTTCGGAATACCGGCATTAGATAACTTGTTAATCTCTTCCTGCTTCTGTCTGATGTCTTCCGCCAGTTTGTTCATACCGGACATGTAGGCACCTTCGGTTTCGCTGTCTATAGATTCCTGCATCGTTGAAAACAGCCGAATTGCCTCTTCTTTCGCCTGATTTAACCGTTTCAACGCCTCGTTGGCTTTTTTACCGATTTCATCAGTTGTAAGCGTTACTGTTTTACCTCCGGTGTACTCACCTATTGACCCGTAACCAAGCGGATTACCGAACCATTGATTTGCTTCCGACATGCTGCCGCGATGCACCCCACCGGTCGAGTTTCTTGCTATATATTCACCGTTTCCGGCATAAATTCCGACATGGTCTTTCCAATCTATCATGTCGCCTTCCTGTGGCACGTATCCTGTTCCGGCGGTGTGATAAGCCGTACCGAACTGATTTACAAGCTGATTCCCGTTAATTGAGTTCAACCCTTGTATGCCTGCCTCTTGATATAGTGCAGAGACAAAAGCGGCGCATTGCACACGGGCATCTTCGACAAGCGGCGACATCCATTGTTCTCCCTCGGGATGTCTCGATGCTATGTTTACAACTTCCTGACCGATTGGCGCTTCTACTTGATACGTTTTGGCTTCCTTAATCGCTTTTGTATTATCTTTTGTCGCAGATGTTCCCGATTCAAAAGCAGCCTTTAAAGCCTCAATTTGTGAATTTATAGCTCCGTTGTCTATGCTTGTTCCGTCACCATATTTTTCGTGTAGTTTTTTAGAATTCTCGTTAGCAGCAGCATACTTCCTATCCCATGCCGCTTTGGCTTCATCATTTTCCTTTTGACTATAAACATTCATCCGTGTCCCATTTTCTTTTACACGGATCATCGTGTTGTCTTTTTCGCTGTAGTAGTAATCCTTACCGTTTACATTGACATACTGTGCGTTTTCTGCCTCTCTCTTCTCTTCCTGATGAAATTCATACAGCTTATACGTTGCGGCTACAATAGCAGCAGCCACACCCAGCCATCCTCCGGCCAGTGCCCATACCGCACTTGCCGCCTGACGCAACGGACCGAGTGACCCTCTCGCTGCTGTGCTCATTCTGATACCGGTATCCACAGCGGCTTTTCCGGTCTGTTGTGTAGCAACGGTAACCGCGGTCTGTTCCGCCGCCAACATATTGCTCGACGCACTGGCCGCCGTATTAGCCGCAACCATCTTCCCTGCTGCGGCTTTATGTGCACCGGCTGCTGTATTTGCCGCGCTCGCCTGCACTGCTGCCGACTGCCGGGCCTGCATATTGATTTCCTGATACGCGGCTGTCATGCGTGCTGCTTCTACTCTTGCGGTTTCAGCCGCTTTAGCTTCTCGCATAACACAGTATTTTGAGTAGCTTGCCTCTTTTTCAGCGTCTGTCATCTGCGCTGTACTAAGAGTCTTCAAATATGCTTTTTCTTCTGCCATTGCCGCTTTTTCTATGTTTTTTATCCGGCGTGCAATGCTTTTCTCTTGCTGTACTGTTAGCGCATCTTCTGAAACGTCTCCAGTTCCAATCGACGCAAGCGACCCCATCGCTGATCTTGCTTTTTGCAATGCCTGCAGTGTCTTATACGCCACTGTAAAAGCTACCAGTGTCTTCGTCAGCGACAGCAGATTTTCCTTATTTTCCGCTATATATTTAGCAGTTGATGCCAATCCCTCTAAAATCGGCGGCAATACTTCTTTCGCTACCGGCGCAAGTATAGCCCCGCCCGCAATAGCGAGCTGTCCGAGCTGCGCCTGCACTACATCAAGCTCTACGCTTATTTCATGCATCTGCTTTGCGTCAAGCCCTAATCCTTTTATCTTTGCCGCATTTTCCGATGCCTCATTGTAATTTTGCAGTGTTTTAACAAGCGTCAGGCCGCGAGCGCCCAGTGTATTCATGATAAATTCCTGAGCATATCCCGCTTGTGACGCTTTTTGATAACCTGCCGCCAATTGTGCGAGCTGATCGTTAAGAGGCAACAGTTTACCATTCTGGTCTGTCAGAGTAACACCTACGGCACTTAAGACGGCTCTTGTCTTTTCGGCCGCCTCTCCACTGCCTTTGATTGTTGAGTCGAGACGCATAAATGCTTTCCCTGCAAGTTCGCTGTCACCGCCGGTTAGCTTGAGTATTCTTGAGAATTTAGCAGCTTCAGCGTTAGTTATCTGTAGCCTTTGTGCGAGTTCGTATGTTCTGTTTCCCGCCTCAACGGCTCCTTTTATCAGATTCGTCAGTCCGAATCCCGATGCAGCCAACGCCGCCATTCCGCCAAATTTACCGATTAGCGTTTCAAGACTTCCCGTGGTTCCTTCCAACGCGGACTGCATGTCTTTTACCGGATTCACCTTAAATGCTGTCTTGACAGCCCCTGGTACTTTGTTTAATTCTTTTTGCAGCCCGGACGAGTCTGCGCCAATTTTAAGCTGTAAATCAGAAATTGTAGACATTTATGCACCTCCCTCCAAATTGAATACTTTTTTCAAATATTCCATTTCTTTTTTTGCATTTTTCACTTTATCTTCTTCCGTAATCCATAACGGGTCCGCAATCTCATGCGGTTCTATCGGTTTTTTCAGCTGCGGGGACATTAGCCATGAAATGAAGTACGCCACGCGGTAATCCTGCAAGCGTCGACGTTCGTCGCTCGCCTCCAGATATCTATAGAATTCAAGCGGCGTTAACCGCGGAAATTCAGGCGGTTTGAAACCGATGCGGTATGCTATCGGTTCTGCATACCGCATCCAGTCTTCAAATGTCTTTATCGGTGATTCTTCTTTTTCATCGGCGCCTCTTTTTTCGGCGTCCCCTGTGTAAAAAGTCCGGATTCAACCACCGCATCTACAATGTATTTTGCGAGTTCTCCGATGTTTCCGCCGTTTTCACAGTACATATCCACGAAATCATAAGCATCAAAATTCTTCGGCTGGTTTAAAAGTCCGGCTCGCAAGCCGGAAATGATAAAGTGTATTGTTGCACTCTGTACCATTCCGACCGCGCCGTTAACAAGCACGGAACTTATAACTGAAAAGAGAGACGTTCCGAGATACTGCTCAAACCTCTCAAGGCTTCTTACCGTATACAGCAACTGATACCTTGACTCTCCAATTTTGATTTCTATCGGTTTACGCATAATTAGCCTCCGGTAACATCGTCTGCGGCAATTTCAGAAATCGGTCCCTTTCCGTTTAACGTAGCAGCAACGGTAGCTACCCCGTCATGAGATACGTCTTTTGTGAAATCGGAAATAGTAACCCATCCGGTCTGGCAGGTCTTATCCGGATATGCGATTTTTACATGAATCGGGATGTCGTGGTGGAATGCATACTCCATAATTGACAGTGCCGCATCATCCATGACTAACAAGCCTGTATAGCTGATGCTCCAAGACTTTGGACCCGCGAGCGTCTCTCCCCATCCGCCGGAAGTCTTGTGAGATCCATCAATAGAATCTGCTTTGTATTCCACAGGGGAGTTTCTCTGTCCTCCGACGAGTACCCATGTCGGCTTTTTCCCTGTGGTTGTTGCCTTATCTATATACAGCAAGGTATCTTTTCCCGCCGTAGCCATAGACGTCCCCTCATATACTGGGAGTTTTTTAAGTTCTTCTGCTGATAATTTAGCCATTTTTATACCTCTTTCTTGTTAAAATTCTGAATAGTAAATAATATTGTTACTGTGCCGTGATAGCCCGTGGATACTTCCGGAAAATCCTCTACCAAATCAATTTGTGTACTATTAATCCGATATTGAGGCAGCTCCATATCGCATCCGTAGGCAGATATCAATGCACATATATCGTTTAGCGTTTCATTGACTTGCTTTTTTCCATCCTCCCCTGCCCATACTTCTACATTCAAGGATGCGTCCCAGATAATCAGATCTTTATTTGATAACGGTTTGAACGTAGCTGCACCTAAGGTGATATACGGGAGTTTTGCTCCTTTGGGAACTGAGCCGTGAATCGGTATCGTTTGACCTTCTTTTAGCAATTTAAAAACCGCCATCCTGAGAACGGTTGACGGTACGTCTCTGATAAGTCTCATTGAAATACTTTCTCCATTTCGTTTTCAATCTTGCCCCGTTCCTGCATCATTGCCGGTCGCATAAACGGACGTTTCGGCATCTTCCCTGTGCGAATAACTCCACTTACGAATTTATCATTTATTCGCATTGCTTTTTTGCCTTTGCGCGGATCGTTGGATGCTATACGTTCAACTGTCCCGAATTCTACGAGATGCGAATGCGGGGCGTCGCTCTTCACTGTTCCCTGCGGCTTTTCTCGTTCCATTTCGGAATGGATTCCTGCTTTCAGGCTTCCAGTAGGCCCCATTGGCGCTTTGGTAATAGCCGCTTTCATGACTGCTATCGTTCCTTTTGCAATGACATTCCTGATTTTCCCTTGCGTTTCTTTGTCGTAACGTTTGATGTCGTTAGCCGCTTTTTTGACTACCTCTCCTGAAAACATCTTGATATCGATTCCGCGCCTGCTCATGTTTCTACCGCCTCTGTTGTTAATACGTAAACAGCAGGATCCGAACGATCTACGTCTATTACCTTATACGTCCGTCCGTTTTCTTCAACATGCCATCCTTTTTCGATTTCTCGCGGCCGTATTCTTATCCCTTGCGTTATCAAGACCGCCGTACCATCTCCCATAATCGCGCTTGGGGTAATACGTTGTTTCAAGAATTCCGCCCACACGGATCCGACATCTTTCCATTCGATAACGGAGCCAAATCCTACATCTTCGCCGATAACAGGCTTTTTAATCGCTATCCTGTGGCGCATCTTCCCGATATTCATACTTTATTCTCCGGTTTTCTTCGTGCGCCTGACGGTCCTTCTCGTTGTCTTCGGTTTTTCCTTTGGGGTTTCCTCCGGCTCTTCATCTTCCTGATCTACTTCCTGATCTACTTCCTGATCTACTTCTTCATTCTGATTGTCCGCCGGATCGTCTTCCATGTCTTCATCCCGTTCAAGTACTTCCACATACCCGCCGGAAATGTAGGCAGTTAATTCTTCCGCTGTTCCGTCGTACGTTTCTCCGACATCAACGATTGTTCCGTTTATGATAATTTTCTCCAGTGCTTTTACCAGCATGTCATTCACCTCTCGTTTCTAATTGCAGTAGTTGTGCAGTAATTGTGAACGGTAATTCCGCCCCTTGACCTACTGCGTTTCTGTTTTCGTACCAGTACCCTACGATCATATGCATACAAAGGATAGATTGTGCGTCTGTCTCTTTGACTTCGACGCCCGTCCCTTGCAAAATAAACGTTTTTGCCGTATCGATGAGTGTCCGGATGACCTCGTCTTCCTGGTTTCCGTCAACCCGCAGATACGCTTTAACGCCATCCAGAATGCTCATAATACCTCCTTATGCTTATGCAAGCGTCAGCTCACCATATACGGCTGCGGCGCTGTCAAACGCTTTAACGTCAAGCCTTGTAATAGCTTTAATGTCGTAAGAATCGCGAATAAATGAGTTCCCGCCGATGCCCGTGCCTTCTAGAGTAATGAGCTGGCGGTCGAAGAGCACGATTGCGTCCGCCAGAGATCCGACAACAACCGGCGCCACTTTCTTCGGCGATGTCACAGTCGGCAAGTACTTGTTGCTGACAACGGTAACCGGATGTGCGAACAGCAGTTTCTGCGTGGGATTGAGCGGATTCGGCTGAAGCAGGTAGCGCCCTTCGGAGTCTTTCAACTTGTCTAAGAAATTGAACCCGTCCTGATTGGTAACGATACCGGACGTCAAAGAAATCGCCGGGTCAAGATCCACATTCAGAATGTCTTTCAAGCTGTCTACATTAGCAACGGGCTTCTTTGCCAGTGTTTTCATGATTGCAATGATCAGGCTATTTCTTGTGACCACATCTTTCTTAGCGAACCACGCGCTCACGTAAGAAATGAGGTTCTGGTCCGTGTCGGACAACATTTCTTTTGAAATCGGAAGAATGCCTGCATATTTTTTGATCGCGTATGCGATTTTTTCAAATTTCGGACCGTCGATTTCTTTGATTGTTGCCATTTCATCAACGCTTTCAAGCGGCGTCATTTCTGCCCATTTTTCCATGACGCGAGACCCTGTCATAGTAGTCGTAGGTGTAATCGTGACAAGCTGGTCCAGCGGATTCAACGCTCTCTTGAGTTCGTTGATTTTAGTTGAGATATCCTGCGGAACGATAAGCCCGCCGTCGGCGTCTACCCCTGCTTTCATACCGGCTCTTGCTTCTTTCAAAACTTCGGCTTCTGCGTCTGTCGGCATCTGGCGCTTAATCTCTTTCACAAGCCCGCTGAACATGAGATCTCTTTTTTCTTCGTCAGTGATTTCTGCCGCGCGTGCCACGGGGGGAACTTCCGCCGGAACATCTGCCAGTGTCTGCTCAATCTCCAGCTTCCGCTTGAGTTCTCTCAGTTCAGCCGTTTTACTTTCCGCTTCGTCAAGTTTTTTATCCGCCATCAGTGTACGGATTTCTTCGGTTACTTTTGCCATCCTCTGGCGCAATTCTCTTTCTTTTTCTGTCATTTCTTTTTCCTCCATTTAAAAAACCGCCGTTCGGCGGCAATTATTGATTTAACAATTCCAGCTCTATATCGAGCTTCCTTTTTCTGATGTTTTCCTGCTCTTCTTTTAAAGAATTAACATACGCTTCTTTCGATTCCTGCATTGACCGCTGTACGGCCTGCGCTTCTGTATCCGGGTATGCCGGCGTTGTGACGATTGACACATCCCACAGCCTCTCAATATGCTTGACTGCTCTGTGGTACATGTCTTTCTCACTTTCATATGACCAGTCTGCGCCGCTCTCCGCCAGTGTAAATGCGAAAGAACACTGATTGACAACGCCGGCTGCCATATTCGTCATTAGGTCTTTAGCATATGCCGTATCCGTCGGAATCAAGCTAAACCTCAAACCTGTATCGTCTACCGACAGACTTAGATGCCCGGGTCCCTCGCGAACGGTATTTCTCGCCAGTGGATAGTTCGGATCGTGATTAATCAGCGCTACAACGTTAGACATGTCCGTTTTATCAAGACACCCGCGCTCTAAGATTTCATCAACGCCTCCGAAGTCTTCTGACCGTTTTCCAAACTTGAGGGCATATCCCTCTAAAATGACAGTTTTACCATCTTCCAGTGTCCGAATCTCAAACTGCGTCTGATTGATTCTTCTTTCCCTTTTCCCCATTATCATCACCCCCTTTCAGTGTTCCGTTCTTCGCTTTTGCTAATTGCAAATCTTTCAGAACGGTAATATCTGTATAATTGAGCGAGGCGAGGTGAATATCTCCCACATCGCCTATACATTCCATCTCTTCCATATCTCTAATTTCATTAAGCGTGTAAATACCGGCATAGAGCATGTCTTTATAGTATTCAGCCCTTGCTTTGCTGTCTCCTCTGAGTTCAGCCGCGGCGTTGAATTTCACATAATAGTTTTCTCTTTCCGGTTCGGTGAACAGTTTATAGTTAATTTCCTGTTCCCATGACGTAAATATCGGGAGCAGTGTTGTTTTGATGTAATCAAGGCTCATTGCTTCGGCGTTAGCGTATGTCGCTCTGTCCAGCTGTGCCAATTTATGCGGCGGTATTCTGTATACCTTTGCGACTTCATTAATCCCGAATTTTTGTGTTTCGATAAACTGCGCCTGATCAAGCTGCATGCCCAGCGGCTTATATTCCATTCCTAAATCGAGAACAGCGACTCGTCCGGCGTTGTCTATCCCTCCGTTGATTTTTTCCCATTCTTGACGGAGTTTCTTTTTCGCTTCCGGATTGATCTTCGACGCTGCTTGCAACACGCCGTGCGTCATTGTTCCGTTTTTGTAAAATTGGCTCTGAAATTTCTTGATTGCATTTTGGCTGTCCAGCTCGTCAATCAGCGTCCGCCATTTCGGCACGCCGATGAGCCCGTCTTTTGACATTTCGTAGAAATGCAGGACATCATGCGGCTGTAGATGGTACATCGCCCCTTTTGCATCGCTTGTCGTATATGTCAGCGTTCCAGTGACCACGTTTAATCGGATCGTCGTTTTTGTCGGGTCAAGCGGCCATAATGACTTCGGATACCCGTCTGTCCCCCATTCTATATAAGCGATAGCGTTTCCGTAAAATCCCATGTGATATTGCAACGTTCGCTTAAACGCAAGCGGTGTCATGAGTGGATTCGGTCGTTTATACAGCAGTTTAGCGACAGGATGTTTCATCCCTTCCGTCTTTTTCCCGCCGGTCCTGAATGTGTGGATCGGCAGTTTACCGATGTCGTCAGCCAAAATGTTGACGCACGTATAAATGTTGCTGTTTTTACTTGCCGTTGCCGCCGTTACGCCGTCACCGTTAATGGCGGATATGAGCCAGTCTGCAGGGCTAAGCAGTGTACCCGAGTCCGCCGGGTTTGAAAAAAGCTGTCTTAAAAGCATTATTTACCACCGCCTCTCTGCGCTTTGGCAAAAATAAATGCCAAAATCAGGCACTCTATAGCCGCGGTATATACCGCGACCACGGGAGATATCAATACGCCGCCGGCAATCATTAAAATGCACCCGACGAACAGGAAAATGTCATCAATCACATACAATATCTTTTTCACATGTCCTCCTTTATAAGCTGAAATCGTCACTTAAAATATAATCACTCATATCATCTTCTTCAGTAATCCGCGCACGTGTAAACGCATTAATGACAGATGCTATCGGGTCAATTCTGTTTGTTGATTTTTCTTTATCAAGCATGATGTTTTCGTTCTGGTCTTTTTTTGTGACCGCGTTGCTGATTGCCCAGTCGAGCAGCGGATTTTCAAAATGCAAAATATTTCCTTGATACGCATTTTCTCTAAATGATTTTGTCGGTTCGGATAAAGTCATCATGCCTTGCCTGACTTCGACGCATGTATACTCCAGTTTTTCAAGTTCCTGCGCATAGTATGTCGCATTATACGGGTCATAGCAGATTTCTTTAATGTTCAGTCCCAGTTCTTCCGCCGTTTCCACCATCCACTTTGTCATGTAGCGATAATCTACTACCTCTCCCGGGTTGACCGTCAGCCAGCCACCGCGGGCATAGTAGTCGTACGGCACTCTGTCTGTTTTTATCTTTCGCTGCAGCGTTTCTTCAGGGATGAAGCTGTGACCGAGGACAATATACTTCGTCCCGCCATCTTCTTTGGCCGGAACAACCAGCCCGATTGACGTCAAATCGACTTTGCTTGATAAATCCATGCCGACATATGCGTCCAGTCCGTATAAGTCGTAACTTTCTATCCGTCCTCTGGTGTTCCATTTTCCCATGTCCATGTACGACGCCCCGGACTGCTGATTCCATATGTTCATGTTTTTTGTGAGAAATGATGACATTTTTTCCGGTGTCTCAATCGCCACTTTCAGTGCACTCCTTATATTTGCTATACCTTCCGGATACGTTGCTACGATCGGGTTTGCTTTTATCCAGCATTTTTCGTTTTTAACATCGTCGATCAGGTTTCCCTCCTTATCTTTATCCAGTTCATTAACCATACAGAAATAATCTGGTATGTCATACTCGACATCCGGATTGAGGATCTTTTCTACCAATGGATATTCTACTCTGTAGCATGGTCCTCCGAAGTTCGTCCCTGCTGTAGTGATAATAAACAATAGCGGCTGTTTTCTGGCCATCATACCGGTGTCTATGACATCTAATATTTCGGACGTCGGATGCGCGTGATACTCGTCAATCAGACCGCACTGCGGATTGAGACCGTCCCCGGTCTTTCCGTCATCTTTTGACAGCGCCCGAATAATCGAATCGCTTTTCAGGTGTCGAATGGTACCATAGCTTTCTTTCCATTTTCCTTTCATTTCTGGCCATCGCCTAAGCATTGCCAATATCTCATTGTAGATGATTTTAGACTGGATGCTTTTCGTCGCCCCGATGTATACTTCTGACATCGGCTCTCCCATCGCCATCATTTCATAGTCACCGACTATGGCGAGTGATTGTGATTTCGCATTTTTCCTCCCAACCTGCCAATATGCTTTTTTAAAACGTCTAAGCCCCGTATCTTTATTGACCCACCCATAGATGTTTCCGAAGATAAACCGCCGGATAGGCTCAAAAATAATGGGCTGTCCGGCTAAGATTCCTTTTGTGTGCCTATGCATGGCCGCCCACGCGAAGAATCGTTCCGCTCTTTCTCCATCAAAGACATACGGAAATTTCTTTGTACCCGCCATTTCTATATCCCGCAAAAAACGCATACACGCCCAACGATGCTTCTGACATATATGCGTTTTGTCTTTTATACATTTCTTGCTGTACCTGATAAGCTCTTGCTTCAGCGTCATACATCAAAACCCCTTTTACTTAGCGGGTCTTCATCTTTCTTCTCAGGCTCTTTCGGTACATTTTTTACTTTCGCAAGCGGTGACAAGAATAATCTATCTTCCATTTGCACCAATGCCGACATTTTTGCGTTTATCGCTTTATCCATCGCCATAATGCCGCCGGTAGATAAAATGTACTCTATCTTCTCGTAGAGCTTTGCGGCTTTTCGTTGACTGTATTCTGCTTCAAGAATTTCCTGCGTTGCCGTCGTTTCTTCACCTGTTAATTCTATTCGAGCGATCCTGTCTCGGCGTTCTATCAAATCTATGTACTGCGCAAAAGCCATACAGTATCTCGCAATCACTCCGATGTCCGCCGATGAAACGAATTTGAAACCGGTGTAAAGTTTCTTGATTTCTTTCCATTTTTTGTATGCTTCTTTATTCGTTTTTACATAAACCGGGCATACTAATTTCTGTTCTCCGAGATGTATTTCTGATTTTTTTCTATGCTCGATTTCAGCTTTCGTCAGGTGACTTGGATTGCCCGAAACTATATGTAAATCAATAGGTTTTGCTGGACGCCCGGCCATGTTATTCCTCCTTTCTTTTTAACGTTGCTATTTGCGCATAATTGACATCTTAACGCATGAGTATAATGTAAGGTCCATTTCCCGAACTTTTTTCACAAAAGAGGAGGCGCACGGTACTGTCGCCGCCGGCCAAAACATTTTTAACACGGGGGCGGTCTGTCAAGCTTTAATTTTATTCCCGAATCCGCCGTTTTCTCTCGCTGTTTTCTTGTCGTGGCATCTCTTATTCATCGCCTGCCAGTTATTACTATCCCAAAAAAGCTCTTGATTGCCTCTGTGCGGAATGATATGGTCAACAACTTTAGCCGGCAGCGGATGTCCTGATGCTTTACACTCAGGGCACTCACAGAACGGATGCTGTGCCAGAAATGCTTTGCGCGCTTTCGTCCATTTGTAATTGTATCCCCGTTTAGATGGTGACTTCCTCTCAAACTCTTTCTGACTTCTTATGTGCAATTGTTTATGTTTATCACAATAGGTTTCTCTTGTTAATGCGTGACATCCGGGATACCCGCATTCGCGCAATGCTCTTCTCATATTGCCCCCGTCAGGCAGTTGTACACCGCAGGAAATACAAAAGCCGCCCATTTCTGAACGGCTGCCTGCCATTTTTTTATTGTGTTTGGATTAAATCTTTCCATAAACCCGCTCCATCCCTGCACGGGTTACAAGCCAAATGTGCCCCGACTTGCGGCACTCTTCACTCGTAAACCGCGGTGGATACCCTCTTTGACCGGAACACGCCTGTTTTATTGTTACAACAGGTATGTTCCACAATTCTGCCGCCTCCGCTGTTGTCATAACCTTTTCAATTAATTTCATTACGTCCCAGCCGCCTTTGCTAATGCCATCAATGAAACAAGCAACGCCATAACAGAAATCCATAATGTTAATTTTTGCATAGCTTTTGCGAATATGATATATTATGAATGAACCACCCAGAGGGTGGAGGGTGGGTGTTCCACCCTCTTCGGTCATTGAGCCTTGTAAAGCAATATAATCGCTGTTATCAAATTGATTATTGCTGTTACAAGGCTTATTTTATTATTCATATCCGCATTCTCACCTCCTTTCTGTATTTATTATACATCTTTTCTTATGTATTGTCAAGCGTTTTTATATTTTTTTACAAACAAAAAGCACATACCGCTTTTTAGTATGTGCTTTTTGCGGAAAGGAGGTTTCATCCTTAAATTTCCCTTTACCATAATATCACGTCTTATAGTGAAATATAATGAAATTTAGTGAAATCCTCCTCTAAATTTTTCAGAGCTTGACCGTGCAGCTGATAAATCCTTCGAATTGTATAATTCATGTCCACGGCTATCTGCTCCCACGTCTGAATCAATATGTAATACCGATACAATACGCATCGGGCGCTCTCGTCATCTACTTTGTCAATCAATGTTTTAGCCTGATCTCTCTTGTCAATCAGCTCATCCCAAGCGGCGTTTACCCTCTCGATCTGTGAATCCAGCTTATCCACAATTTCATCAAGTGTAGCTAAGTGGTTCGATTGTATCTTGTCTCCAAGCTTCGGACTTGAGATGTTATACGCTCTGCGCCTTAAATCTTCTAATTCCTGTTCATACACACGTAACAATCTGTCCTGTTCTCGGACTGACCGCAAAAACTCTTTAACCGTCATTTCTCGTCAGTCCTTTCTAACAAGTGCTCAATATACCATCGTGCTTTTTTCAGGTCTTCTGTTCCGTTCTTCTGCTTCCACCGCCACAGATACTTAATTGCATTCGCCGTACACACAGCTTCAATACCGCTTAAATCGCTTGTCGCTACCTCGATTGCGTCAATGCATTCTACCCGGCCTTTATTGTAGTGCGCCGGCCTGTTTACCATATCAATCATTTTTCCGTTCCTCATAAACTTCAACTACTAAGCGCGATCCGCCACATCTTATTCTCAAAACATCAAAATCTGCAAGCCAATACGGAACATCATCACTCTTGCCATCGAACAGTGCTCTGTAAGTTATACCCGGCAACCCCGCCTTCTTTTTAATGATGCCTACCGGCGTCTCACATTCAATTGCTTCTAACAGTTTCCTTAATCTCATCATTTACCCTCTCTTTCGACTAATAATTTAACTGCGTTCATCATGGCTTCCTGCCCATTTTCTTTTCGTTTCAGCGCCTGCATAACCAATTCATCCACCGTACCTTTCGCGACTAAATGATGTATGATAACCGGCTCTTTCTGTCCTTGTCGTTCAAGTCTTGCGTTTGCCTGCTGATACTGTTCTAAGCTCCATGTCAAACCGAACCATACTATGATATGCCCGCCAGCCTGCAAATTTAGGCCGTATCCCGCACTTGCCGGGTGTGCTATGAGTAGTTTTACCTTTCCGTCATTCCATGCTCTTATATCAGCTGAATTTTGCAATTCTCGTGCATTCGGGAACGCTTCTTTGATCCGATCTTTGTCGTGCTTAAAATTGTAAAAGACTAAAATCGGATTTCCGTCATTTGCCTCTACAATCTCTTTTAGCGCTGTGATTTTCGCGTTGTGAACCGGTATAACTTTTTTATCGCCATCGTACACGGCTCCGTTTGCCAGCTGCAGCAGTTTATTACTAACCGCTGCTGCCGATAAAGCTGTTATCTCCTCACCCTGCAGCTCTGTGACGTACTCCCGCTCAAGTTCCCGGTATGCTTTTTGTGATTTTGCGTCAAGCACCACGGGAACAGTCACCGGCGGAAGTTTATCAGGCATCAGACGGTAGTCTTCAGCTTTCAAGCTGATACAGATGTCTGATATCTTGTCATAGATTTCTTTTTCGGCCTCCGGACTTCTTATCCTGTAACTGTAAACGACGGGACCGTTCTGCTTATCCGGCACAAAATAATTGTTCCGATATTCTGTCAACGTCCGGCCAAGACGTTTACCGCCGTCAAGCAGGTACAGCTGCGCCCACAGATCCATTAATCCATTCGGCCTCGGCGTACCTGTCAGCAAAACAATTTTTTTGAAGCATGTCCTGACTTTTCGTAACGCTTTCCATCGTTTCGTGCTTGCGTCTTTGAAACTTGTACTCTCGTCAATGACAAGCATGTCGAAATCCGGTTTATATTTCATGTGTTCAAGCAGCCAAACGACGTTTTCTCGGTTAATGATGTAGACATCAGCTTTTCTTGCCAGTGCCTGTATTCTCTGTGCCCGTGTTCCTAAGACTGTTGAAAATGTCAGGTTTTTAAAGCAATCCCATTTCACCGCCTCGTCCTGCCAAGTAGCTTCGGCTACTTTCTTCGGCGCTACAATCAGAACTTTGTTAATAGACATCTCATCAAACATTGCTTGAAAGATAGCTGATAGCGTCGTCGAAGTTTTACCGAGGCCCATCCCGAGATAGACACCGGTACCTTGATTTTTCAGAATGTGCTCGATTACTGCTTCTTGATACTTGTGCGGTATATACTTCATTTTGCCAGCCTCCAGATAAAGCCTTCCGCTGATTTTTTATTGTCGATCGCGGCCACACGGCACCCCAGCCTGTACAGAACTCTAAGAACGGCTCTCTGCACTAATCTCGGCTTCTTTCCCGGCGCTTTCAACTCTGCAAACCCGATCTTCCCGCCGGGAAGAATGACAATCCTGTCCGGCACGCCTGCAGTTCCGGGACTCGTAAACTTAAGACACGCCCCACCACGAGCCTGCGCTTTTCGTATCAGATGTTTTTCTACTGAATATTCTTTCATTTTTCACTCCTATCTCATCTGTCAACAAGTCAACAGATTTTCTCCCGCGCGTATACGCATACAGAATAGAGAATATAATACCTATATATACCCTCTAATATACCTAATTCATACTACTACCATTAATATTTTGTTGACTTGTTGACAACATATATTTTTATCAGTATTTATCGGGTATACCGCTGTCAACAAAGTTGTCAACCAACTTTTTATTTAGTTGACGCCTACTAAAAAATTTCGTTGACACCGTTAGGTGCTTTTTCGATATTTTTCTCATCTGTGCCGACGCGAATATATGCTCTTTGCCTCCCGTATAAATTCCCAAATCTTACAGTACTTACGAACTTCCAACCATCGATTTGCTGCATGATAGCGTTGATTTCGCGCGCCTCTGAGTTTCTAAAGTTTACACGGTTACCTTTAAACACCTCGCACCAGATCTCCAATGCACAAACTCGATCACGCTTTACCGCGTTTTCCGGCGGGTTGTCCGAATTGTAATTGTCGAGATAATCTCGCCTGTCGTAGATATCCAAAGCTTGCCAATCCCGCGGTAGAAGCGTGTTCAAATACTCAAGCACCAGTCCTTTTTTCTCACTTCCTTCTGTAGATAGCTCCTGCAGTGTACGCGCTACTTCTGTAGATGCTTCGGAGATTTCAAGATCATTATCTTTTTGATACGTTTGAAAAACTTCTGCCCATATCAGGTCAATAAAATCATTTGTCAGCTTTTTCAAAATCCTTCTGCTCCTGCCGGTACAAAACACAGGGAGAAAACGACGTCCGCCGGTCCGATCCTTGAGAAAAACGCGATCGTTCGTTGTTGCAGCAAAAACACACTGCCTTGGAAAATCTTCCATGCGCCGGCCATATGCAGGTCTAAACCGATCTATGCGTCTGCTCAAAAAGGCCTTAATGCTGTCGTTCTCTGCTTTAGTTACCGCTTTCATTTCGTCGAGTTCAACGATCCAGCTGCCGCGGAGCTGCTCCATAGCATCCTTCGTTTGAATATCAGTAATACTGCTGTTGTACCACCGTCTGCCCAGCGCGTTTAAAAGAGTACCTTTGCCAATACCTTGCGGTCCACTAAGCACTACGCAGCAGTCATACTTGATCCCGGGATGCATTACACGAGCCACCGCGGCCTTAAGCCAGGTCAGCGTAACATCTTTCACGTATTGTGAATTTTTGGCGCCTAAGAAGTCAATAAACAGCGTTTCTGCACGCTTGACGCCATCCCACTTTAGTGCCTTTAGATACTCTCGTACCGGATGATACGCGTTATCATGAATGACTTGTGTAAGAGCGTCATCGACAACTTGTCGCGCAGATAAGTCGTAGATTTCGGACAGATAGTTGCGCAGACCTGCGTCATCTTTGTCTTGCCAGGGTTCCCCGGTGTTATCGTTTTTACGCCACGGTAAACGCTTGCAGATCATTGCTCGGTGGCTAAAAAGGTCAAAGCCCACGCATTTTTTGAGCTGCGGATCGTTCTCGAGAATAGCGATAAAATTCCCCGCTACCGGAAGTATCGGCGCGTTCTTCCCGGATCCTCGTGTCAGCTCACTCATCCAGTCCATGTCGGCGTCGGCGGCATTAAACCCGGACTCTTTGAAACTCTTCTTAATGTCTTCAGCTTGTTCTGCGCTTATTATGCGTCTTGTCGCTTCGTCATCTCCCGCCAGCTTCGTCATTGCGACATAAGACGGCAGCTTGTTCGGCGGGGTACTTTCCGACGCATCCACGTCAAGCGCTCCGAACTTGTGAAGCCTGACGAGGTCAAAAGCATTACAAAGCTTGCCGCCTGCCGGGTCTGTCGAGTGATGCGAATAAGCGAACTTGTCATCGTACACGACAAGCCCTGCGCTTGTGCTGCCCTTAGTGTATGTGTACCGCCCTTCTACTGCACAGGCAGTGTATTCATCGGACAGGAACGTCTCTATAGCGTCTTCGATCGTGTGCGCCCGGCAGAACGCGCCGATAAGCCCCGGCTTAGTCAGCGGGTCTCCTTGCCTTTTCGCTGTTGACAGCGTGATACCTGCTTCTTTTTTCGAAGTTGGCCACAGTGACGTGTCATGCCAATCTTCGTACCTGTTCAGTACGTCATCGGCATTAAGAATCGGCGCATCGTTGTGTCTGAAGATGAACTCTCCGTCCTGCGGTGTACTCGGCCAGTACATGAGACGTTCTGGCTCATATGTCGTAGAGTCCATCGCTTCAATGCTGATGTCTTTTGCTAAAAGCCTTGCAATAGCTTTATACTCATCGGCTGTTACAGGTCTGTTAAGCGGGATAAGCACGCGGTAGCGTGGAGCAGCGGCAGCGTGGCTGTGCGTTGTGTATAGCCCCCACGCTACGTTGCCCATTCCGATATCTAAATCGGTCAGGAAGTCACCATCTGGGCTGTCGGCGTCCAGACAAACAACCTGCCGGTATTCGACATTTTGCTTGAGCCGTTGGCCGCCCTTGAGATAACCGCAGACGAAGCCGCCGATATCTTTACGATTGTCTCTGTCGGACTTCTTCATCGCTTTGTACTCTGCGACGGTTTCACCAGTCACGGTCGGTTTAGACAGCCTTTCAAGCAGGTGCGACCATGTCGTTTTCGTGTGTTTCCACTTTTTAGCAAAGCGCTGCGGCGCTGTCGCTATCGTAAATTCAATATCATACTGCAGCTGCAACGCCGGCCACCTCTCTTTCTGTCTGAACATCATTTGTTTCCAGTATTAATTTCCTTGACTTCGCCCATGTCAGCAAGGCGCGGTTGAGTTCTGCGTCCTCCTGGACAGGCTGGTTATTGACCAGTTTTGCCTGTGCCACTTTAGCGCCCCGGATCTCAATACAAATAACCGGCTTTCTGTTTTTGAAAGCTGCAATAATCCTCACTTTGTCCGATAAAACACGGTCGCGGTAAGTGCCGACGCAGTTGTGCATAGCGCGGCCTAAATTTGTTAATTGTTCGGTATCCGGCGGCAGGCTGAAAATTAAATCGTCAACTTTGCCCGTCAGCGGGAAATCCCGCAGAGATTTGTACTTGATACGAACGTTCTCGTGTTGCTGCCTGTCTACTAAGCGCGTAAGGTAGTCGTGAATATCCCGGCTGCGGATTTTAGCTTTGATAAAAATGCGCTTGTTCTGTGGAGTCAAGAGATCCCACATGTGTCCGCAGTCTCGTACGCCGTAATCATTCTCGCGCTCCATAAGCCTAACCGCGGCCGCTTCACCTCGCGTATGCTTAACTATCCGTAAAGAGCGGAGATAGCTGTCTAAGCTGTGGTAGAAGCCGATATCGTATCGTTTCTGCAGAAGCGCGTCTAATAGCTTGTATTTGTTGTCCGTTTCGTGTAAAATCGGCCACGCCGTCCGGATCACGTTTAAAAAATTAATTGGGCATTTAACCAGTCTGGCATTCAGCCCAGGCATGTCCGGGAAACGGTAAATTTCACGCGCAGTCTGCAGATATGGCTTTCGTTCGTCAAACAAGCGCATTACCGGGTCATCTGCATATGGACACATCCTGATTTCTTCCGTTGTCAGGTTTCTTGCGTCAGGATAGTGCAGGCGCCAAGCGAGGTTTGAAAAGCAGTAGTCAAAAACGCTGTGACCGTCCTGCAAGCTGGTCGGCATATACGCGGATTTAACAGTATATCCGGCAGCATCAGACAGCTTTTGATTAAAACATCTGACAACATCTTTGAAAAAGCTGTTTATCAGGTTTCTTTCCGTATGGTGAATATTGCTTTCGGCGTTTAGGTAGTGAAAAACAGTATCTTTCATGCAAAACTTTGTTTTATCGCTTGCTATCCTGTTCAGTGGCCATAAAGTCTGCGTAAGTACCGCACGCCCGCGGGCGCCGTGTTCTAAGTAAACCGCTTCCCGGCTTTTGAAATCAAAACGCAGAGTGTATTTTTTGACGGTATGCACGGACACGTCAATTGGTGATTCAATATCCGCGTTCAATGTTTCCGCGCAGATGTCCAGATAATTTTTGTATTCTTTCGCTTCCAGCTCGATACGGTACGGTACGAGTACACGTTTACGCCCGGATTCGGACAAGTCGAGCCACGGAGTGTCATATGTGCCTTTCCATAAGCGTTTCCCGCATTTCGGGCACGTGTATGCAGATCCCTCGTCACTAAGGCCGCGTATGCTACGCTGAAAGCGCCAGCGGCAGTGAAAGGCGTGCCCACAGGCAGTGTGTACCTGCAGGCATTCTTGATCACAATACTGCGCACCCGGGATTAACTCTCCGTTGTTGTAAAACACGCGCACGACTTCAAATAACCGATTGTTCCGGTATTGACTGATAATTCTCATAATCCGCCTCAAAACAGGTCATCTAAATCATCTGCCGCAGCAGCCGGCGGGCAAGGTTCGACAACAGGTTCTTCTTTCTTCTTAGCCGGAGCTCGTCTACGCTTCGGTTTTTCTTCTTTCTTCGGTTCATCTTTCTTTACTTCTTCTTTCTTCGGTTCTGTTGCTTCAATAGCTTCAATAAGGGTTTGTGACGCTTCTAAGCAGTCTTCGCAATAAGCTTTTGCTTTATCTATCTGTTCTCGCTTTTCTTCCAGTGCTTCAGCGTCAAGCGTTTCGGCCCACTTATCAAGTACTTCAATTCCTTCCTTTGCGATATTGATTTGCTGTTCCATTTGTATTTTGTTCATTTTTTAGTACCTCAATCTTTCATATAATACTGACCTTCAAAGCCATCTGCCGTTTTTAGCAGACCGGCTTCCCACGGCTCATTTTTCGACATAATCTCTGTAACTTCGGCAAGGCTTCCTTCGCCGTCCGGCACTTCCATCACGACTTCATCGTGTATGTGCATGATGATTTTGTACCTGGCTTCTGTGAGCCGCAGCATAGCCGCAGCTAAGCAGTCACGGGCAACAGCCTGCACGATGTTTTCAACAAGCTTGCCGCCGTAGGTCTCTAATTTGCCCCACTTCCGGCTGCCCTGTTCGATACCGCGGTATAAGATAGATTCCCCGCCGAAGCGGTTTTCGCCGATCTCCGGCTTGATATACACAAGATGTCTGCCGGACGGCAGTTCGATAAACAGCGCACCCTGTTTTCGGCAGAAAGCAAGATGCCCCTGTTTGATTTTGACCGTGCTGCCTGTTTTGATTGCTTTTTTAGCAGCGCTGTCTACATCCCACCAGAATTTAGTAATCGCAGGTGACGCCGCGCGCCATTTCGTTACAATGTCTTGCAGTTCGTCATCGGAAAGCCCCATCTTGTCAGCGCCCATCTGCTTTAGCGCGCCGACGGAGCCGCCGTAACCAAGCGCCAATTCGGCAATCTTGCCTTTTTGCCGCAGATGTCCATTTTCGCCGTGCTTGACGACAGGGACGCCGAACATCGCCGAAGCAGAAGCGCAGTAGATGTCGCCGCCTTCGGCAAAGACATTCTGCCGCCACTTCTCCCCGGCGAGCCATGCAATGACACGCGCCTCGATGGCCGAGAAGTCGTCAACGATGAATCGGCAGCCGGGCTTTGCGGTAATTGCCGTCCGGACAAGCTGCGATAGAGTATCCGGTACATTGTCATAACAGAGTTCCAGCATTTCTAAATCGCCGTTTTTGACAAAAGCCCGGGCGGTATCAAGCTCCTGCGCGTTCATACTGTTCCGCGGCAGATTGTGCAGCTGCACGATACGTCCAGCCCAGCGTCCGGTGCGCATCGCGCCGTAGAACTGGAACATGCCGTGCACCCGGCCGTCTGATGTCATCGCTTTCAGCATCGCTTCATACTTCTTGATTGACGTTTTGCCGAGCAGCTGCCGCAGCTTGAGCATGACACGCACATCGTCCGGAATGTCTTTTTTCAAGAGTTCAGCAATCGCTTTTTTGTCTATTGATTCGACGGTCTCACCAAGCCGGTTTTCTATCCATGCGGTAAGCTGCAGTGGGCTGTTCGGATTTTCAAGTCCGGTAAGCTCCTTTGCTTTTGCCAGCAGTTTTGCTTTGTGTTCTTTGTTTATGCGGATAGCGTTTTCGACAAGTTTTGCGTTGACACGGGCGCCACGGCTGTTAATCTCCTGATCCATAAGCCAGTACCGATGTTCCAGCTCCGGAGGTTTCAAAGATAATAGTTTCTGACGTATGGCCTTTTCGACAACAACGTCCTGCCGATTATACTCGATATATTGCGCCCACGCTTCCGGGTTGTGTTCCGGTAAATTTCTTGTTCTGCCGCCGTTTGCTTTCGTCGGCTTACAGGGCTTAGAAAAGTAGTTGATTAGTGCCTTGCCCCGCGTGTCTTTCTGCTTATCTGCGCCGAGGTGCAGTACGGCAGCTACGTCAGCAAGTTTCGTCGGCAGTGAATTGTACAGCGCCAGTACGCTTGTACACTCCCACTGCTCCGCGGGCAATTCTGGATACAGCTTTTTGAAGCAGGTAATTTCAAAGTTTGCGTTGAACGCTGTCTTCGTGATGCTGCTATCGAAAAGAGCCTGTGCAATTCGCACAGGCATCTCCTCTCTGGTAAGATCTACTACCTGCACTGGTTCGTCATCGAAACTGTATCCGAGCAACAAGATTTCAAAGTTCGGCGAGTCTACATATTTATAGACTCCGTACTTGATGTCGTTGTCACTGTACGTCTCCAAATCGATTGCCAGTGTAGCCATAATTCCTACTCCTTAAAAAATATCATCATTATCGTCATCTTTGGCGTCAGCGCCTAAGAGATCATCGTCGAAGTCTCCGGCAGATACACTGCCGCCGGACAGCGGCGTGCCGTCTTTAATCTTCTTCAGGCCGCTCAAGCTGACTCCTACGCCGCGGTTGCCGCCCTGATTGTACACAAACAGGTACAGAACAGCCTGACAGTAGCAGCCGCTGTAGACTTCCGATTTATCGAAAGTTTCTTCACCGTCGGGACCGAGGATCTTCGGCGGATAGTCTTCCGTTGCTTTTGCATTCAGGAAATAGTGCCCTGCGTAGTTGTCATCGCCTTCACGTTCCGTATCGCCGTCACGAAGCGGCAGGTCGATATCTTTACCACGCGTGCCAAGAATTTTCTTAGCTTCTTCATCGTTAATAAGCTCTTTGATTTTCGCTTTCAAGCGTGAGATCGTCTTCGTGTCGCTTTTCTTGATCAGCAAGCTTGCCGAATAACGCATGCGGCCGCTTAAATCTTCTTTCGGCGCCCAGATGTTCGCATATGATAACCTAACCAAACCGGTTACAAATTTAATGCTTTTCATTGTGTTTTCTCCTTTGTTATAAAAGACTTTCGTCAAAATCATTTTTTACATTTCGCAGTTCTATTGCCTGCCGCTTGTCATCCGCAGAGACCAGCGTCGGTTTGCCCGGCGGTTTCTCAATCACTCCGGACATCAACTCGCTGAACATTTTCTTTCCACAGAGCTTTTCCAAGTCGGTAATCGACCGTAGTGCCCGCGGCTTGTAGATTTCATCGGCTCCGAAACCCGCGTTCATAAGATTGTTCGCCGCAATGGTGTCATCCGTTATCTTTCGGTTGCTGCGGCCTTCGACGAGTTTCATCCCGGGCCAGTTGTAGCCGTCAAGCGCTTTTCCGAGTGCATATGATTCCAGACCATCAAGCCACGTTTTGATGTTTTTAGCACGAAGCAGGATGTCGGAAATTTCAAAGTCTTCCAGCTCCGCAGTCTGCAAATCTTCTTTTACATTTTTTAGTTCATATTCCGCGTGGGCTCTGCAGGTATTTCGTGCTTTACAGAATCGGCAGTGATTGCCTGCGCAGAACTCGCCCTTACCGGCAAAAGCAATTTTTGCCTTCTTTTTTACTTCTTCGCCCCATGTAAGCAGGTCATCAACTGAGATGGTTTCAGTCGAAACGCTGTCAAGCCGTGGCTGTACGATGGTCATCCTGACTTCATCGGCACCGTACAGATAGCCGAACGCCTCGTACATCCCGAGTGCATACAGCCGCATCTGACTATTGTTGATAGCTGAGACCGGGACGCCTTTTCCGTATTTGAGATCAACGATTTCAAAGTACTTGTCTGATACCATCACCATATCACCCGTGCCGAAGCCTTCCGGCACCCAGCGCGAGAAGTCCAGCCGCTGTTCTACTTTGATCTGCGCGTCCGGCGAGGCAGTTCTCGCTTCGTTGATTTTTTCAACGCAGATGTTGACGTAGATCTGTACAGCATCGTTCATCTCGACATCTTCGCGTATAAGTACGTTAGAATCGCCAGTTTTTAAAAAACGATTCAGGAAGTACTCGGCTCTCTCGTGTGCACGTGAGCCTTCCAGCGCATACGGACTTGACGCGTCCGGAAACTTCCGTTCCAGCCTTGCCGACGGCGTGCAGCGCAGCCATCGGGAACTGGCAGAGGCGCTTAATATTGCGTGTGCCATTAGATCTGTACCATCGCTTTAAATTCGGCCAGATCGGCAGGCTTGAGTTCGGTTACTTTAGCGAGTCCTTTGTCTTTCAAGAACTGTTTAATCCGCTCCTTGCCGTCAGAAACCTTATGCGTATACTCCGCACAGAGCGTACGCAGTTCGGTTTTCTGGTCTTCCGTCAGTTCATCTGCGGCAGCCGCTTTCGGTGGTTCTTCTTTTACGGGCTCTGCTTTCTTCACTTTGGGTGCTTTGACTTCTTTAACCTGCGGAGCGGTAACCGTAACGCTTTCCGGTGTGACTGTTACTGTGTTTTTGACCGGTTCGTTTAAGAGTCCTTTCAGCTGATCTTTCAATTCGATTACGTTCTCTGCGTCAATTTCGATTCTAATCATTTCTTTGTCTCCTTCATTTGTGCTATAATAAATTAGTAAGTGTTTGTTTTTGCCGTTCGACTGTTCCAGCAGCCGGACGGCTTTTTACTTGTACCGACAATCAATTCAACTCACCGCCTTTCATTTCTTTCTGCGTATTGGTGCGACAACGCATACCAACTTGTCATTTTCGAAAATATAGAATACCGACGTTTTTGCAGTCAGATCTACTTTAATCTCCGCATCGTGATTGAAATATCCGAAATAGCTGTCATCGAGAAGATACGGATATTCACTGCCGTCCGGTTTTTCTAACACGCGCCCGCACGGCTTTTTTCCAATAACCATGCCTGTCGGCTGTAGAGTCGTAAGTACTGTATCCTCTTTCGGAATGAATTTGCACGCATCGAGTGCGGATAGAGATATCCCGACATGCTCCGCGAAGACATTTAGCTCTTTCGGTATGAAAAACAGACCGTAATTATCAAATGTAAGCATGTCTTTGTTGTCTGCAGATTTTGTAAACTGCCTGAGAACTACCCCTTTTCTTCCGCCTAAAATAGTTTTAAGCGCTTGTGAATAGATCTTTTTATAATTCATCTCTTGATATAAACCTCCTTGTGCTGCCTTCCGAACTGGATAGCGTCCTCATAACTTTCCATGAAAATATCGATACAATTATCTATGCCGCAGCGGTCGTTTACGACGTATTCCACGCCGTCAATAACGACGACTGTACCGAACGGCAGGAAGTTGCAAGCCACGCCGCCTACGTGGACAGTTTCGCCTGTCGCGGTGATAGTACCGCAGTCGCATGGCGTGTAAGCACTGCACTCCGTGATGAGCCATTCCGCATGCGCCGCGAAGGGCGCTAACAATGTGAATAAAATAGTTAATAGTCTTCTCCGCATTCATACATCTCCTCTCTGTAATTCATATCTTCAACAGCTGCCGTTAATGTCTCTAAGTGATTAGCTAACGTTTCAAAGAAATCCATAGCTGCAATCACTTTTTCTTTCCGATCACTAGACATGCTGTGTTCGAAGTTTTTAAGATATCCGCATAATATGAACTCCCCGCTACGGGCCACTTGTGCCACCATATTTACATCTTCGGTATCGACGTCTCCCCTACAGGCCATCTTTATTTCATCTCCTTTACTCGAATAACTAATTCCGTCCCCGGCTGAACATCACCGGGATTTTTTATGTGGTTTTCTTTCAGTGTGTTGTAGACCACTTCCCGAACGTCATCTTTACTGCTTGCGACTTTCGCGCAGGCGTCCCAGACACTCTCGCCGTTTCGGACGGTTACTTTGTACGGCACCGTCTTTTCCGGCGGCTGTACTGCGTAACCGGCCAAGAAGACGGCTGCTATGAAAGCTGTTAGAACTTTAGACATGACAGAGCCTCAATAACCGATATAATCATTGATATAAAAATCAATACGTACAATGCATTCATTGCTTTGTCAATCATGTTGAATCCTCCTTATCTCATTACCAGTTTTTCAATGTCGGCGAGTCTGTACCGCCTCGTCGGCAGAAGTGACTGCACCGGCCGGATGATATCTTTCTTCTCCAATCGCCAGAACGTCGACCGGGAAATTTTGAGCAGCCGTCGTGCTTCTTCTTTTGATAACAACGCGATTTCCATTTTGATCACCTCACTTCTTTTGTTCTTCTCTCCGTCGAGCCGTCCGGCTTAATAGTTGTCGAGCATAACACAGTTCACAATGGATATAACAATAACAACTTGTTGTTTGCGAGCAGCTCGATGGAGAGAAGAAATTAATGCGATTTTTTTTGCTTTACTCCGCACGCCTCTCTATAATTGTTTTAGAGAGGAGGTGAATGCGATGAATATTAGATCCTTAGTGGGCGCATTAGCAGTTACTACGCAGGCCGGAGATCTCACTCAGAGTCAATTAATTCTGTTAACGGCTACTGGTACTATTTTCGGTACGCCTGTTTTTAGCGACGATCCGGTGACACCTGATACAGAAGCACCCAGAGCTTTTCTACGTGCGTGTTTCGGTAAGTCCGAATCTACGCAGCCAAAGAAGCACGTTCTATGCGGGAGCGAGCCTTTCTTTTTACTGCAAAACGCCACAGTTGTAATCGGGAACGAGCCTACCAAGCTCCCGTTTTTGTTTGTCCGCTATGATTCTGTTCTTGCATGTACTGTCGGATCAATCGACTACAAGTAAGAAGATTAATAGTTGTACGAACCTTCAGAGCTCCGTTGCTGCGGGGCTCTTTTTCTGTGAGTTTCTTAAACTCTTCAACAGTGCATTCGATCTTCATTTTCTTTTTCGCCTCACTTTCTGGAAAACCATTAGTGTCTTTTTAGGATACTATTTCGTCAAAAAAAATAGCGTCTATTTCTTCAGGCTTTAATTTATACCTATCTTTTATGAAAAGTATTTCTGCCTGTCGAAAATCTGCCCCACCGTTGATTTTTAGATTTAATCGGGATAGGCTTATCCCTAAGGCATTTGCTAAATCTTTTTGGCTATCTCCGTATTTTACCATTTCGGCCCTCATCAATGGCTTATTCATTTTTTCACCCCGCTTTCTTTAAGTATCTCCTTAGGATACCTTGATTGTATATCCGTTTCTGTGTCTTGTCAAGATATTTTTTCTTGTTTTAAAAAAAATATATGGTATAATCAAGATACGAAAAAGGCGGTGACACACATGGAATTTAAAGATATCCTTTATACTTTAAGAAAAAAGAATAAGCTAACACAGCAGGAAGTTGCAGAATATGTAGGGTTGCAAAAAGCAGCTATATACAAATATGAGCACGGCTTGCTTGTTAATCCTAAACGATCATTGATTTCAAAATTGGCTAAGTTATTTCAAGTTACTCCATCTTATATGATGGGGTTAACCGACGATGATAAGTCTGCTCTCACGTCTTTTCATCTTTCCTTTACCAAAAAAGATGAAAAAGACATCCAAAAAAGATTGTCCGATATCTTGAATGATATGGACAGTCAGGATGCTATCGCCATGTATAACGGTGGAGAACCGATGGATCCCGAAACACGTGAGTACATGAAAGCATCTCTTGAAAATGCTCTCCGCTTTGCAAAATTAAAAGCAAAAGAAAAGTTTACTCCAAAGAAACATCGTAAATAAAGGATTACATCATGAATATAAAAAAGTTCGCAAATGATATAGCGAATATACATGACACAAGGAATCCGTTCCATATTGCTGCGGAAAACGACATCTATATTTTATACGAAGAGCTCGGGAAGAATTTAGGATATTTCAGTAATTTGTTTCGCATCAAAACAATACGGATAAATGATCATGCTGATCCGTTTCTCAAGCCGTTCATCTGTGCTCATGAACTCGGACATGCACTGCTTCATCCACACGCCGGCACCCATGCTTTTAATCGAAATTCTTTTATTGCTAACTGCAAGATTGAAAAAGAAGCGAATCAGTTTGCCGTAGAGTTGCTGTTCCCTGATGAATTGATAGCTGGTCATCCGGAAATAGATATTTATAATCTGGCGCGCACGTTCGGTATTCCATATCAATTGGTTTATCTTAAGTCCATTTCTTACGGAGTACGTCATTTATAAATGGAGATAAATTATGAAAAAAGTAGAATTGTTGATTACACTATTAATTACTATCATGTCTTTATTTACATTTAATATCGCTTATGCATCGGCTCCCAATGTCGCGGTTTTAATGTCCGGTGCAAGACAATTTACAAAAGATAAAAATGAATTGAAAGAGCTAAAATCAAGGCAACAGTTGATTGTGAATGCTATGCAAGGATACATGATACCAGAAGAAGAAACAGCGCAGGTCGCTAATGATTATATTTTAGATAATAAGATCGGTACTTCGTTCAGTACGACAGATTTAATTAATATTGGAAAGCTTCTGAATGCCGACTACATCGTATATAGCCAATTTTATATTGATAAAATAAATGCCCCCGGATTATTTCACACAACAATGAAATTTAAAGGGCGAACCGTATTAACAATTATAGATGTCCACTCTGGAGAATATAAATATAAAATTTCAGAAGATGTAAACAACGGAAAATTGGAAGATGTTTCACGGTCTATGTTCATCGTGTATGACAAATCGATAGCAGATATTAAATTAAAAGGTTTAAAAGTTTAAAATGAATTGGGATTCACGAAAACGGATAATTTCAATATAAAAACCGCCGCCATACTGCAAATATGACGACGGCTGTCTGAAGCAGTACGCTAATACTCTTCAGAATGGTAACATACCCCCACGGGCTGATTACTCTATAATTATAGCATAATCAGCCCATTTTCAAAAAGGAGCTGATTTTATAATGCGCTACAATTTCTTAGTCCGGAATCGCGGCACAAAAAGTAAACCTGCCTGGCAGCTGGTCATCTCATATGAACAGGACGGTAGATGGAAGCAGAAAAGCAAGGGCGGATTTGCTTCGCGCGCGGAAGCAATGTCTGACACAGCTAAAAAACTGTTGATAGATAAGATCGGAGTAACTACAGACAGAGACCTGTTAGATCTGACACTCGGTGAGTTTATAGGCATATATGCGGTAGATAAGCACCTTGCATATGCGACCGAAACTTCCTATAGATCAGATATTAAATCCCTCAAAAACGGACTCTATGATAAAAAGATAACAGATATCACGTTTGCCGATCTGCGCCACGCGTTAAACAGCAGCACACGAAAAGACACGTCAAAGAATCATAACCACCCGTAAAACGGGTGGTTTGCTCTGACCCTATAAGGGTCTTCCTCTAGTGGTTACCCTCTAAAGAGGG